TTAAAATACTAGCATATAATGATTATTTTTGGGTTAATCCTGCAATGCTAGGAAATATAGGTCCAATAAAGTCCCACCCTAAGGACTATGAGACTGTGAAGTCACTAGCTGAATCACAGTATGCATGGACCGAGAAGCAGGCCAAATTAGCATTGGTGATTCTAAAAAGATACCTGACCAAGTTTCAAGCACACGGAATGGACATCAAAAAATTGTTGGACAATCCTGTATACGAGGATGATTTCAGGGTCATCAGTTTCGATAAAGTGATAGAAAAATACACAGACAAGGACAACGTTGAGCGTATAGAGATGAGATTCCCTTACCACAAGAAAGTGATACAACTAATACGTTGCATGAAAGACAAACGGGGACTTCCAGGCATGTATGCACTATACGATGGTGAGCGGAAAAAATGGACCTTCATACACAGTGACGTGACTGCTTACTACCTGACCTTGATCGCCGTAAGATATGATTTCAAATTCATGGACGACAGTCTCTTGAACGACTATGAAAAAATTAAAAAACAGGTGATTGGACATCGCAAACCTACAGCAAAATTAATAGCAGGCGAGGTTGTATTAGACAATGCCACGGAATCATTACAAAATTTTTGGGACACAAACTTAAAGGATAGGTCGGCTTTGGCCCAGGTAGACGCATTGAAGAATTTCAACATATCAACTAAAGGAATCGATGTAGATGCAGACACTACAATAGGTCACAAGATAGCCCACAGCAATTATCATAAGTTATGGATCGATTCAAAAGGATTTAGCAAGAACGAAGTAGTCAGAGGATTAATTGAATTAGATTGCTTTCCTTTGATGATGCCTGTAAGCGGCGACATACACATGGAGGACGATGTAAAAGATTTTTGGGAATGGTTGAATTGTTTCAAGTCACACGGGATAGACATAATGAATGATTGTAGTTGGGGATTCGATGTCAAGGAACCAATTTACAAAAAGGACGTGGACCGTTTCAATAGCGAAAGGACTTATTTGCTTGACAACCAAAAATCGCAAGAGTTCTTTGAGAACCTGTATGAACTTCACCAAATGAGTAAACAGTTCAAACTTATAAGTGATAATACCAAAATAATATTTGTGAGAAACAGAATTCCAAGGGCATTAATCAAGAGCAAAATAAAACCAAAAGCATCGCTTATTGCATTAGGTGGAGGTTACTACGCAACAGGCACAGACAATCTAAAAAGAATGCTTGAGAATCTTCCAAAAAAGTTGTATTATAGTGATCACCAACCAAGTAGTTTGGATTGGCATGATCATATTATAATGAAACTTTAGAATGAGCAGTTGTAAACTAGTAATAAAAGACGAAGTAAATGTCAAGTTCGAGAACCTTAGCCTAGAATGGCGAAAGAAATTATCCAACAAATTCAAATATGAAATACCATACGCAAGGCATCTACCTGCTGTAAAACTAGGCAGATGGGACGGCAAAGTAAGTTTCTTTGGTCTTGGCGGCACCACATATCTAAACCTGGTTGACCAAATCATACCCATACTAGATGAGGGTGGTGTGTATATAGATGTAGAAGATCGCAGAGAGAAACACAACTTTGAATTCAAAGCGGTAGATAAAAATTATCTGTCACACATAACATGGCCAGAAAGTCACCCGGCCGGAGGACAACCTATTGAATTAAGAGACTACCAAGTAGAGACAATCAACAAGTTCATAGAACATCCACAAAGCATACAAGAGATTGCCACTGGTGCAGGTAAGACTATTATCACAGCGGCACTATGCCAATTGGTTGAACCATACGGTAGGACACTGACTATTGTTCCAAACAAAAGTCTTGTGACACAAACAGAAGAAGACTTTCTTGCTTGTAACTTGGATGTAGGTGTATACTACGGTGATCGAAAAGAACTAGGTAGGTTCAACACGATAGCAACATGGCAATCACTAAATGTGCTAGAAAAGAAAAGTAAAGACGAACAAACTACGGATTTTTTAGAAGCAATTCAAGGAATAAACACGGTCATAATTGACGAGGTACACATGGCCAAGGCGGACGTACTAAAAAGATTGCTGACTGGACCGTTTGCACATTGTGGCATACGCTGGGGACTTACAGGCACAGTGCCCAAAGCAGATTACGAATTCATGGGTCTCAAATGTAGCATAGGCGAAGTATCAAATAGAATAAAGGCAAGCGAACTACAAGACAAAGGTGTGTTAGCAAACTGTCACGTGAATGTATTACAGACACAAGATCATCCACAATTCAAAACGTACGGAGAAGAATTAAAATGGCTTACAACTGATTCTACAAGAATGACATGGGTAGCAAAAACTATACAAGACATTTCAAAATCTGGAAATACTTTAATACTTGTTGATAGGATATCCGCGGGCGAAATACTTGAAAACAAAATCAAAGACGCAGTGTTTGTGTCTGGATCAACTAAAAACATGGACAGGAAGGAGCAATACGATGAAGTGTCTACTAGCCAAAATAAAGTGATTATCGCCACATATGGAGTTGCCGCTGTTGGCATTAATATTCCTAGGATTTTTAATCTTGTTCTCATAGAACCAGGCAAGTCATTTGTGAGAGTCATACAGAGCATAGGACGTGGCATCAGGAAAGCCGAAGACAAGGACAGTGTGCAAATCTGGGATATCACCAGCAGTTGCAAGTTTGCAAAAAGACACTTGGGCCAAAGAAAAAAGTTTTACAAGGAAGCAAATTACCCGTATAATATAGAAAAGATAAATTATGAAAATCCTTACACTTGATGACAGAACCTACAAGCTAGAAAAGATACCGGAGTGGGTGGACGATAAACTGCGGTTTGCCGTGTTGGACAACTCAGACCCAAACAATCCAGACTTCTTTTACATACCACTGATATTCTTAGAAAGTTTCAACGCCCCGGCGGCGGTCCTTGAGATTGGAAAATATAAAATAAAAATGCCACTGGATTGGAAAATGCTAATAGGCGAGGTAGGCCAGTCTGAGATGCATGTCTTACCAATCACCAGTTTAAACGACAGGGGCTTTGACGCTTTCACGTTCAACCCTTTGTCAAGCACGAAACCAGACTTCTATCCAATCGATGTAGTTGACATATACACGGAGGTCAAATGGTATTTTCCTAAAATAAAATCAGGACAACTACTGGCTGTGCCCTTGTCAAATGGACCAAAACCAACATGTGCCTACTTTGTGAAAGACATATCAAGGCAATGCGAACAGGTTGATTATGGCTCGGTCTGGTAGAAAAACTATCATTGTAGACGCACCAGTAATGATCACATCTAACAAAATTGCAGTATGGATGGATGAAAAATGGATGATGGATTTTTTTAATTTTATTAGAGAGAACAAATTCCAACTTTCAGGTATGAATCACATGCAAAAGAAAATAAAATTAACTTTTGTGACAGCAAAAGAATGTACATTATTTGGGTTGAAATATGGCGGCAGAAAAAAATAGAAAATTCTTTGATCTGAGGAATGGCCTCAAGGCCGTTGACTTTAGAAACAAGGACTACTTTGACAGGGTTGACGACAAGGAAAAATCCTTGTACTCACCATACATGCTGATGAGATATGTGTCAAGCACATCAACAAAGGATCAATTCTACGTAGAACACTATGTAGAGATGGTGAACGAGTGTGTAAACAAGCACTGTTTCACTCTAGGGAAACACAAAAAACTTCTTTGGATATTGACGGCTATGTGTGGATCATTACAACAACAATTTCATCCATGGATCAAGCCAATGAAGAGAGTGCCGAACAAAAGCCTTAAGAAGTTGCAACAGATCTATCCGACATGGAAGGAAGCTGATCTGGAAACACTAGATAAGGTTATCACTGATAGAGAACTAGAACAACTGATGGAAGCACATGGCATCGATGTATAAATGCACATACTGTGGCAAAGAGTTTGCCAAGGAACGTACACTGCAAGTTCATTTGTGTGAACCAAAACGCAGATATCTACAGAGAGATGAGAAATGGGTGGTGAACGCATTCATGGTGTTCCAAAGATTTTACAAGATACATCAGCACAATTCTAAAGATAAAACATATGATGACTTTGTAAAGAGTCCATACTATAACGCATTTGTCAAATTTGGTAGATTCATAATGCATATTAATCCGTTGTATCCTGACAAATACATTGATTATGTCCTGCAATCAAAAGTTAAACTGGACCATTGGTCCAGAGATGATCTGTACGAACTATACCTGATAGAAACTTTT